CCGTCATTGAGACACCCAGCAAAGCCTCTTCCTCAGTGTTACGCTTCCAGATGTTCCGTAGGTATCGGAAGTCCGTAAGGGTAGCCTGTAGAGTCCCTAAGATGGTCGCTAGGCGTACCTTCTCTTTAAGGGTCTGCAATGTATCGTCTGTACGTACAATCACCTCAGAGAGATTACAGAACTGATAGGGGCGTAGTATGATCTCAGAGCATGGGTTAGTCCCAAACTTGTGTGTCGCATCCCTGCGCTCGTTACGTGCCGCTACATTCTGTGCTGCAATGCGGCTAAAGATCCCACGCTCCCCAGACTTAGAGTCATACAGACGCTTCATCTCGGATGAGTAAGTGTCAAAGTCAGGCTTCTCAGAGTACACAGCACTGTTGTTTGCTAAGGCTCTTTGACCGTTGCTAATGTACCACTCACCGTTCTTAGCGTTAGCCATACGATTGTCAGTAACATTGCTCAAAGAGATTAGGGCAGACCTTCGGACACCACCAACGACTACAATGTCTGCAATCTTGCACACTAAGTCATGGCACTCAAGGGACGTTAGCTTGCGCCCTGCCGCACCTTTAAACAAGTCCACTGAGAAGTTAAACAAGTCAGCCAAAGGTTGTGGCCCACTGGCTCTACCGCCAAAGGTCTTGAGTCTAGCACCCGCAGCCCTAACCTTAGTCAAGTCACACTTAGGAACCTTACCTGCGTACAGGAGGCTTATAAGCTCTCTGAAGGCACTAGCCCAGCCTACCTTACTGTCGGACACCACAACGGTTGTCTTTGTGTCATGGAAGCTGTCAGCAACCACAGGGAGCTGATTAACGTAGTCCCGCTCAACGCTGAACCCTACGCCCGTACCGCACATGAGGATGTACATAAGCTCGTCAAAGGATCTGGGGCTGTCTATGGGCAGGTAAGAACAGTTAAAGGCTGCAACATTGTCCCGCTTTAAAGCCGTCCCTGCGGTCATTATACAGCGCATGGAGGGCATTACCTGCATGTCCCTGATGGCGTTGAACAGCTCAAAGGCTTGCCCCTGATCTATTGAGCCACGCTCTGCAAAGAAATCAATGTAGCGATTAACTGTCTCGTCCCAAGTCTCCCTGCGTCCCTCATCGTCCAAGTAACGTGCGTACCGTGATTTATGTATGTATTGTTGATATTGATCCATTAGAGTTCGTAGTCCCCTCCAGTTAATAGTGATAGTTTTAATTGATCCAGTAGGAAGTATAAGTCAAGAGTGTCCATATTGGTAGACACAACAATAAATTCCTCCGACTTGACAACACAGAAAGCATCTTCATAGGTGGTTAGGTCTTCCTTCTCAGTGATTGCGTTGAATACCAAAGGTACTGTTATCTTGTCTTCGTTGGCTTTCTCACCAAAGTTTCCTTCAATTACCTTCATTCTAGCTCCGATTGTTCTTTGACCATCTTGTTTAAGTACCACTGAGCCTTCTGCAAGTCCTGTAGCCCGTTCTTGTAGCGCCACCTATGTAAATACTTTAGCACATTTCCCTCACAGTAGTCAACAATTCCTTCACCTAATTGTTGTTTAATGTAGTCTATGGCTTCCATACCGCCCTGATTGTAGTGTGGGGGTTTATTTACTACATCGTTCCACTCCTCAGGTGTAGGGTCAGCCCTAAGCTGCATAACGTCATTAATCTTCGACATACAAATCCTCCAACTCTCTAAATAGCTCCTGCTTGTCTATAAATCTATGCTCAAAGGCATCTAAAATGTCTTCAGCAGTTATGTCCAAGACTTCACACAGTAAGTCTACATCGTACTCCTGAAGGATTCGTTCTCTTAACTCATCAATTAGCATTGGCATAATCAATTAACTCTTGTGTTGTTGCTAGGGTAAAGTGCTTTAACTTTTCCTTATCACACCATTGTCCCATTGTCATCTTAGCGCCCTTCCTTACTTTCTTGTTGGGATCTGAAAGAAGAAAGACCAACTCCTGATCTTCCTCCAGACAATCCCTAATTGATTTATATTTAAGTGTGTCTCCTTCCCTAAAGAATCCCTTGCACTCCACCAGCATCCAATCCTTATACACAAAGTCAGGCTTGTAATGTCTATGTACCGTGTAGGGCATATCAAAAGGCTCGTAAGCCATAAACTTTCGGGGTAAGGCTTCAGCAAACTTCTTCTCAAGACCTGACCTGTACCTTCCATAATTCTTAGAAACCATCTGGAACCTCTGATACGAGTGGTTGTTTAACTACCTTTGTCAAGTACTTTGGCCCATTTGCGTAGATAAAAGTACGTAGATCAGGGTAACAGTGATCTTTAAACTGACAGTAAGAACAGCCAATGGCAAGCTTACGGTTCCCTGACTTACCGTCTGGTACGTCTTCATAGCAGAACTCCTTAGGCTCTGGGCCTTTGACCATCTTCTTAACGTGCTTAACCCTTTCCGCAATGTCACCTTTCAAGTGTTCGTGCATGGGGTCAAACTCATTATCAAGATCATGCTCACAGAAGGTTAAGTGACCATTGGCTTTGTCCATAGCCAGCCAAGCAATCTTCCGTTCACCTTCGGAATGAGCATAAGCTTTAAGCTGATCCACGTATCCAAAGGAATCGTTTAGGGGTAAAGTTTTATCTTGAAACTTCTTAAAGGCAAAGGCGCTGGCTGACTTAACGTCCGTAACAACACCGTCAATACGACAGTCCATGCTGCCCTTAACACCCTCAACCTCACACCTTTTCTGTTCACAGGTGACTTCATGCCCAGAGGCTCTAGTTAGGAATAAGACTAACTCCTCAATGACATGCCCGTACAGGAACTTTACTAGGGTGTGAGGCTGCAATTCCTCACCTTCGGTATTGTGGTACTGATTCCAAAGATACCTGTCAGTCCTGCCTATGCTTGACAGGCGTAGCTTTCTGGTATCTTTAGGTCTATCTTCCGATTTAAACTCAGCCCTCATGAGTTCTTTAATTGCTTCTCCGAATGTTTCTATCTCTTTGTCTATGTCTACCCCGTCAGCAACTTCTTTGGTAGACACCAAGCCATAGATGTCTTCTATTAGTGTGTCTGTGCCCATGTCTTTCCTACCTTATATTCTCCGTCCAGAGGACAGTTAAGTTTCCATTCAAGACCCGCTGCCTGTATACAGGACACGGCCAGTCTCCCAAAGGTATCTGTACGCTCATTAATAACTTCAGCTTGTATCTCATCGTGAATGTTACCAACAAACTTATAGTCTATACCCCATATTTTACCATAGTCATCCAGAAGTGTCAAAGCTTTTTTCATTACTAAAGAACCTGCTGACTGTAGCAAGGTGTTTAGAGCGGAATGTTCAGATCTGACTCCGAGCTTTCTACCGTCAAGTCCAATGAGGTATCCTCTTCCAGCTGCTTCAGATACTCTGTCCTTAAGAGCTGCGAATGATGGGAGATTATTGAGGAAAGATTCTCTAAGCTGTTTGCCAGCCTCTCTTCCTCCTCCAGCCACAGACCCAAGTTTTTCATCTCCTGCGCCGTATAAGAGGGCATAAATAAAAGTTTTAGCCTGATTTCTTGATTCAAGTCCTGCAAGTCGTTGGTTAGCAGTGTGTATATCTCCGTTAATGATTTCATTTGTGTAGTCCTCGTCCTTCATGTAGTGTGCCAACATACGTAACTCAAGACCACTAGCGTCACAACCTACAATGCTGTAACCCTCAGGTGCAGACCAACAAGATCTACACTCATGACCATACGGTGAGTACACCGCAGGTACTTGAGCCATGTTAGGGCTTGAGTGTGTCATACGGCCTGTTACAGCGCCATTAGTGTTTACGTAACCATGTACTCTACCGTCATCCTGAACAGCATCCAACCAGCTCTGTACTTGAGCTACACGCTTCTGGATCATAAGGTATTCGGCTATGAGTTTTGCTTCAGGTATATCCGTAACAGTTTCTAAAACTGATTCGTCCACAATGGGTTGTCCCTTCTCAGTGAAAGTCTTAGGCTTCCAACCGAACCACTGTAAGTACCTGCCTATCTGCTGTCTTGATCCTAAGTTAAAAGGGGGATAGTCTATACGAGAAAACCAGCCAGCCACATTCTCAGACTGATCCCCCAGAAACTTTAGGCCAACCGCAGACAGCGTACCGTCCTTCTTAACTTTCGGAGTAACTTCTTTAACAAAGACAGGCAGAGGCAGAAAAGTCCTCTGAACAGTCTCTTCCAATTCATATTTCTTCTCCTTCAATAATGCTATCAAATCGTTAGTGTGTTTAGGGTCAATCAACCAGCCATTCTTAATCTGCTGCTGAATGATCCTCTGAACGTCATGCTCAAGCTTTACGGACTCTTCACTGAAACCTACCAGCTCGTCCTGTAAGCACTCCAGAACACGAACAGTGACCGCTACGTCCTGCTCACAGTACTTGACCATCTCTGGGCTTAACTGTGACCAGTCCTCATGGTCTCCTTTGGGGAAGCCTAAACGCTCACCCCACTGTCTTAGGCTGTGACCAGCTTCTCTGGATGGGTTGGCTAGTCTTGAGAGGACTAACGAATCCATAAGCTCGTAACCAGACCAATCAACATCCCACAGTTTAGACATAACAGTATAGTCAAACCCTATGCCGTTGTGGGCTACAATCCTCTGTACGTCCAGCTCTGCTAACTTTGTGTTAAATGTCTCAGCATCGTACACGGTGTCAAACAGATTGGTAGCACAGCACCAGATCTTAGTGGGGTCAAGACCGTCAGTCTCAATGTCAAGTATCAGCGTTTTGTTTAATAAGTTCATGTATTGGTCTCAGCTCATTAATCGGAACGTTGTAGCAGTCCGACTTTACCTTCCATCCATTAGAAGAGTCAACAGTTCCCTTCTCCATAAAGGTTGCTTTGTCAAAGTATTCGCTCTTTGGCAAGAAACCTAAGATCCATCCTATAGTCATGTCGCTACGTACTCTAGTGAATACGTATACGTCACACTTCTGTTTAGTATTGTAGGCTGTGATTGAACACTCATAGTCAAGTCTGGGTGGGAAACCTGTACGCTTTGACTTTACGTCAATCGTTATGTCACCCTCAAGGATTAAATCATAATCATACGTGTTAGTCCAGCCGCACATTTGGCCTTGATCCTGCAAGTATTCATGAACTAAACCTTCACCGACAAACCCTACAAGATTACCAGCTCCGTTTGTTACTGAGTTCTTCAGGGTTCCCATCTCCATTGACTTCTCATGCGCTGCCGTCATGATGGGCGTTGTCACTACCCGCTCTATAATGTCATCGTAACTAGAAATCACCGTTAATAACCTCCGCTGGTTTGTTTGTCTCTAGCATCCGTCCAGTCACTTTGTCGTACTTCAAGTAACACGCTGGGCCTGTCAAGCCCGTGTAGCGATTCTTGAGCACCCTGAGTGTGGTCGTATTGCGTACTGCTTCGTCGTCATGCTGCTGATCCCTCTCAAGACCCAGCACAATGTCCGACAACTGAGCGATGGCCTGTGACCCTCTGAGTTCAGACAAAGAGATCTTACCACCGTCCTCATGAGCCTGACCGCTGCTGCGTTTGAGGTGACTGACTAAGAACAGACCTACGCCTAACTCCTGAACCAAAGTCCTGAGTTTTGTCATGATTGCGTCTATGTTCTTGCGCTCGTCACCGCCTTCCTGACTGCTAACTACGATGGATAAATGGTCTAAAATTATCCACTTACAGTCCATAGCTTTAGCTAAGTATCGGATTTGTGACATCAAGGTGTCCTCACCCGTAGACCCCCAATGATCCAGCATGAAGAACCGATTGGATCCTAACGTGCTGTCCCAGTAAGGCTTGAAGCTGAGTGTGTCTGCGTCTTCGTCTAAGTGTAGTGGCTTGTTAGCCGCCATTGACATAATCCCTAATGTAGTGCGTGACAAGGACTCTTCAAGGGCTAGGATGCCTATGTTGTCCTCCGTAGCGTTAAACAGGAAGTATTCAACCTCCTTGACAAGCTGAGACTTACCCATGCCACTGCCTGACGTAATCGTAACAAGCTCAAAGGGTCTGACGCCCTTGACAAGCTCGTTAAGACCTGACCACGGATACGGTATGGACTTAACCTTTCGTGAGTTAATGAGATGATCCCAAGTCTCAGATCCTGCCACAATACCGTCAGGTCTGTGTACTTTAGCGTCCCACCATGCCGCAGTGAAGTCTCGGATCTTGTTAGCCACAAGCATCTCGCTGGGGTCTTTCATGGGTAGCTTACAGATCTTCAGCTTGTTGGGACTAAACAACGCCTTAACGCTCTCTGTGGCTATCTCACCAGCTTTATCGTTATCAAAGCACAGAACAACATTCTCATAACCCTCAAGAAACTCTAACTGCTCTTTGACCTCTTTGGCTGCTGAGGCTGCACCAGTCCGTAGGGACACTACGTCCCACTTCCTGTCAAACATCTCGGACACTGACAAGCAGTCTAGCTCACCCTCAG